GATGCTCTTGCCAAGCAACGTGCTAAGAAGAAGAAGTGAACATAAAAACAGAAGCAATGCTTGAACACCTGCTTTTGCAAGGTGCAATAGAAGTTTCTGGTATAGATCCGCATACTGGCGATACCCTATACAACATAACAGATAAACTAGAAGAAGTCTCTCCAGTTATGTATAAGGATATTGAGTCTATATATAGAAAAAATATGCTAGATATGATTTATGCTGGACCTAAGATTATGACATGGAGAATTACAGATGGAACAAAATGAAGATAAGATTATTGAGCAATTAATCTTAGATGGTGCATTAGAGGTTGCTGCAGTTGATATGGAGACTAGCGAACTGCTTTTTTCTTTTACTGATAAGTTGGAGGAAGTCAATCCAGAATTGCATAATGCAATGTTCACATATTTTTATACTGATGTCATGAATCTATGGCAACATGGTTTTATAGAGATGGATGTTGATAGTTCAAACCCAATGGTTAGATTAACTGAAAAGGCACTGGACATCATTGAAGTAAATAAATTAAATAGTGAACAGAAAAATGTACTTAAGGAGATAGTCCGCATTGTCACTAAAGACTCCTGATATAATTATATTGGGTGATATAGTGCAATATTTCGTAGGTTCCTTTATAACATTTATTGGCATGTTTGTATTTTTTGCTTTTATGTCTACAGTGCAAACAATTAATAAGCCAAAGAAACATCGTTATAGCCAAAGTCACATTCACACACTTGTTAAACCATTGCTACCACCAATGTCTTCATTGAAGAAGGAACTGGTCACTCAATCCTCTAAGCACTTGCAGAATGTTCAGATTAAGGTTATTATATTGGGTCCAGACGCTTTCTGGATCAAAGATAATGTTTTATATACCGCCAAAATTACGCAGGACGGGGTAGATAAAAACACCACTATACCAGTTGACACAATGGGTATGGATAAGGTAGAATTAGATAAGATGATCTTCATTGTAGATCAATTACAGAATGGACAAAAGCATGATACTGGGAGTTCAGGGGACTAGTAGTTTTAACGACTACAATGTTTTCCTAAGAGCAGTTGGCGTAGCCATGTCGAGTATGCCAGAAAACGATGACTTCTTGGGAATTTATTCTGCAGGTCCAGCAAAAGTTAACTCCATGGCAATGGAATTTGTTAATCTTTCTGAACGTGGAATGAAACTAAGAGGAAAGAAAATTAAGTTATATAAGGTTCCACCATCTTGGTTGGAAGAAAATATGAGTTCGTTTAATTACTTTGCATTTTTGTCAACACCAAAGGAAACAACATCAAAACTTGTTTCTGAGGCAGAACGCAATAATGTAGAGGTTGGAATTTTTAGATACTAAAGGATAAAATATGATAATTGAATCACTTGAAAAAATGGAAACAATAGTTAAAAAGAATAAGTCCTTATCATGGGACGGTTGGACAGTTGTCCACAGATATCCGTCAGACAAGGGTAGAACATCCAAATTTGGAGCACTTATTAATAGTAAGTGGTATATGACACGTCGTTTTGTTCCTACTCGTTCTGGATGGGAGATACCAGATAAATTGGCGGTATAGCCAATGAAAAGACATGAGTGGAAAGATCTTGGGTCATGCTTAAACTATGACACAAACATGTTCTTTGAAAAGTACGAAGAAGATGTTTTATTAAGAGATGCACTAGATACCCTATGTAATGCCTGTCCAGTTAATAAGCAATGCTTTGCTGTTGGCATATCTCAAAAAGAGTGGGGCGTTTGGGGTGGGGTATATTTAGAAGAGGGTAAAATTTCTAAAGAATTTAACCTTCATAAGGATAAAGAGAAGTGGTCAAACACTTGGCAATCTTTAACGATGGGATAAGATAATGGATCAGTGGTGGTCTTGGCTTCTTGCAGTTATTGGTGTTTCTGGAATTTATGTTGTTGGAAACAAGAATATGCTTGGCTGGCTAGTTCTATGCATTAATGAATGTATTTGGATTCTGTATGCCCTTGCTACAAAGCAGTATGGCTTTATAGTGATGGCTCTTGCTTATGCATCTGTGTACATCAAGTCATACAGGCAATGGAGATTAGAGGCTAGGCAATGACATATACACTAGAAATGCAAAGAGCATTTAGATCGCTACACCCACCAAAGAATTTTAGTGTTCAGATTATAGATAATGAAAACTTTCTAACAGTAAGAGCAAACACCAATGAATTTGCTAGACTTGGTCATGATGAAAAAATTGCTGCAGTTGAGTATATGATTAGAGTAAAGAAAGCACTCGAAGATAATGGTGCCATAGTGTTGTTAGTGAGGGACAAGGCATAATGTTTGAATTAATAATTTTTGTTATTTTCTTTTTAATGTTTATGTCATCTTTAATGTATAACGTAATCCTTACATTAAAAATTCAAAAACTAATTAAAAGTTTATTTCAAGTAAACTTAGACTATTTCATTGTTGCTGATCAACTTAAAAAGGCAAGCAAGGCAGACAATGAAGGGTTTGTAGAGTTTTTAAATAAATCACGAGACGATGCTTTTAGGTATATAGAAGATGTGCAAGGTGCACTCAATACATTTAAAAATGAAGTAGGTCCACTAGTAGATTATCATGAGCAATTTGGCGATGTAATCTATAATCCTATGGGAGCACAGTTAGACACTGTAGCACTTGCATATAGAAAATTAATGCTAATGCTGCCCAATGAAATCAACAATAATGAAGATGAGCAACCATCCTAGTGTGATAGAATAGACATATGGATCCAAAAATAATACACGGTGTTTTTACCATTGATAGATTTGAGCAGGTATCTGCATACTGCAAAAGATTAGTTGCTCATTCAGGAGTAAGCAAAGAACAAAGAACAATGTTTGATAGTTATAATAATCCAGTGTTGCAAATGTTTGGTCAGGAACTTTTACCGCTTGCTAAAGAATTGTTTAACAAAGAAAACCTGTATTCAGTAAAAACAACATTTGCACATTATGAAGGACATCAAGGTGTACTTGGTAAACATGTTGACAACAATCCAACGGTGTGTTTATTAGATGTTTGTATTTATGAGGATCTTTCTTGGGGTATAATGGTAGAAAACAAAGAATATATATTTCCAGAAAACTCTGGTGTTGCATTTCATTCTGGTAAACTAGAACATTGGAGAAAGCCAAATCCAGACTTAACTAATAAGACTGGTGTTCTTCTTGCTTATTTTGATGAGATGCCATTGGATACATACAGCAATCCAGTAGGAGAGGTATTATGACTAAAAAAACAGATCCACTTATTTTTAAAAACTTTGATGGTGGAATAGATGATGTTTTTTATAATAAGTTTGATGTAACATGGGCTAAAACACCAAATGGTGGAGTAACAGAGCAAAAGCATTGGACTAAATTACCAATTGAAATTGCAGAAGATGATGGCACTGTTGATTATGATTATAATAATGAATTTTTTAGATGTGATGATTTTGTTACAGATCACAGCAATGAAAAACATATTCTTTTTGCTGGATGCTCACAAACCGAGGGTGTTGGGGCACCAGTAGAAACGGTATGGTCTAAAGTTTTATTAAATAATTTAAATACAAAGGCTAACTCCCCCAGTGGATTTTATAGCATAGCAAAGTCTGGATATGGATGGCAAAAGGTTATTTCTACATACATGCTTTATATTGAAAAATATGGTGTGCCAGAGTATATGTTTGTGCTACTACCTAATCTTGGTAGATTCTATGAGTGGGATCAATCAAATGAAAGATATGTCTATGTGCAAAGATACCCTAATGGTGGTGGAGTAAGCACTGATCAGTTAGATGAAGATAAAGTTCCAGACTTTTTGTTCATAGAAAAACCATTTTCTCTAGGAGAGCACCGTAAATGTTTTGTTGATTTTTCAATAAGTTGGAAAATGTTTGAAAAATATTGCGAGGCAATGGGGACAAAGTTATTATGGGCATCATGGGATTACCAAGAAAATGTTAATTACAAGTTAGCAAGTCTTTCACAAAACTATATTGATATCTCGAATGAAGAATTGTTGGAGTTTATTAAAGAACGTAGACCAGATGGCAGAATTCAAAAGTTTGATTTATCAAGAAGAGATGGGCATGCTGGAACACTAATAAATGAATACTGGGCTTCAAAATTTGAACAAGAAATTACTAAGCGAGGTTGGCTATGATTAAAAAGATAATTGCATGGTATAGATTTAGAAAAATTAAAAAAGAAATTAATAAAACAAGAAAATTTATCTACTAATTGGAGAGAACATGAAAGATATATTACTATCAATACTAACAGGTTTTGGATGCGGTGTAGCATTTGCTGCATTCAAATTACCCGTTCCAGCACCACCAGTATTTGCAGGAGTTGCAGGTATTGTTGGGCTATGGTTCGGCTACTACGTCATCACACATTACGTGTCCTAGGAGGTAAAAATGACAAATGAACAACTAAAAGCAATGATTGCATCATACGGACGATCAGTTCTAGGTGCTGCAATTGCACTATACATGTCTGGGGTAACAGACCCTAAGACTCTAGCATACTCTCTAATCGCTGCTGTTGCACCAGTGGCATTACGTGCAGTTAATCCAAATGACAAAGCATTTGGTAGACTACCAGCAGAGGCTGAAGTTGCTGAAGCATTAACAGCAGTCAAGGTTAAGAAGGCACCAGCAAAGAAAGCAGCACCAAAAAAGACTGCTGCTAAAACTAAGTAAGTAAATAAAAAAATACAGGCTAGGTAAAAATATATCTAGCCTGTATTATTATTTTATTAGAATAAGGACTTAAAGATTGGCTTATAAGGAAATTCTAAACCGCTTCTTCTGTTATTTGCTTCTTCTTCATCACCAAAATAAAGAAATGAAACAACGGTCCACCTTGGATTTCCTCCAGTAATTTCATGAATCTTATGCTCATATGAGTATCCAGATGGGAACACAAACAGTTGGTTAGCCTTTGGCTTAATGGTAACACCAAAATGAATAAACTCTAGTTCTCCACCTTCATAATCATCGTTTGGATAATAAACTAAAGATATAGTTCTTGGTGTGGCATAAGTGTCATCTGCATGTGCACCAAACCACTCTCCATTAGAATATCTTGTAATTCTTAAACTTTCACGGCTTTTTGGATCTAGGTTCCAGTGGTAGCAATACGACTCTATAGGACCTCTAAGTGCGCTATTGATATCTGAGTTGGTATGTATCCAACATGTATCTGCTTGCTTACCATTTTCTTTTGTATATTCTTGGTTATCAAAAAATCTTCTCTAACCCAAGGTCTGTAGTTATCATTGCCTTTTCTCTGTTCCCAGAATTCTTTATTTAGCAATCCATTAAAAAATTCCATAGGGTTGTCCCATACATTATCGTATATATGTACGCCTGGGATTGGTGAAGTAAAATAATATTTATTGCCCTGCTGATCTTGGGTAAAGCCCTCTGCAGCATTTTGTAATCGTTGTTGATCCATAGTTACCTTTCGACATAACCATTATAGCATGATATAATAGTTATACCTGCCCAGATTGGGGGGTATTTAACTCGCTTAAAAGGAGAAAAATATGGTTAAATCAGCATTGGATCTTTTTAATGATCCTTTCTTTAATACCTTTAGCACAATTGCAAAGGCACAAAACACAACAAACTATCCACCTTATAACCAAATCAAACTAAATGATAAGGAGTATATTCTTTCATTTGCTTTGGCTGGATTTACTAAGGATGATGTTTCTATTTCGCTAGACAATCGCAAACTTACAATTAAGGGCGAAAACAAGGGAATGGAATTACCAGAGGGTGCAGAGTATCTACATAAAGGAATTGCTACACGCAAGTTCACAGATATCTTCACACTTCCTGAGTTTGTTGAAGTTGTTGGGGCTGAGTTTAAGGACGGTATCTTAGATATTAGACTTGAAAAGCAGATCCCAGAAGATAAACTACCAAAAACTATTGAAATTCAGTAGTACAATATAAATGTCGGGGGAGACAGCGACACTAAATACCTGGCATGCCTCACACAGGACCTTAGAGATGGATTAGTTACCTATCTATATGACCAACGGGCC